TGAAAAAATATGGTAATAAATTATCAAATGTTCCAGATCCTATTAAGGGACTGCAAGGTGATTTCTCTGAAATCCCTTCTTTCCAACAGATGCAAGATATTCTTAATCAAGCATCTACTACTTTCAATTCCCTTCCATCGAAATTGCGTAAGCGATTTGACAATGATCCTGCAGAAATGGTTAAATTTCTTGAAGATCCAAATAATAATGAAGAAGCAGTCTCTCTCGGTCTGAAAATAAAACCACCACTTCCACCTGAACCATCAGAAGCAGAAAAATATTACGCGAATCAAAACGCGAAAATAAAAAAAGCTTCTAAAACTTCCACTGGAAACACAGATTCAGACGAGTAGTCTTCTTCTCAGTACCTGGCCGGGAGTAATCTCCCGGCAGGAACCAAGGCGTAGCCGCGGTAGTCTTTACATAGAAAATGAATGCCACTAAGTGAACGTAGTGCCATAGGCAAACGACGTGGCACTCCCTTCCTCAGGAAGGTGTTAGGAAACCGGAGGGTTTCCTAACAACATGAAAAAAAATTAAAAATAAAAACTAGACAACAAGCCTGGAGTTCCCATACTCCTGGCAACGAACACCGGCAATCGCGCCGGTCTTCAACAAAAGGAAACAATATGTTCGGAAGAACCACAGAAAAACCCCATTCTCATAAAATGTATTCAGTCAGGGATTCAAAAGGAGAATTCTTTTATCCTCCTGCATTTCATAAAACTCATGGCGAAGCCGAAAGATCATTTCTTAATGTCGCTAAAAATACAGAATCGATAATCGGAAAAAATCCCGAGGATTACGATCTTTATTACGTTGGAGATTACGATGAACGGACCGGAAAACTTTTTCCTACCGATTCTCCTCAACACATTACAAAAGCGGTCGCGTTAAAAGGCTAGACCAAGAGGGCCTAATTAAACTTCCTTGTTGTAATTAGGCCCACTGACAGATAACATCTGTCTAAACAATATAACTACGTTAAGGATACGACCATGAAACGTAAAAAAATGTCTCGAAGTCATTCCCGATCTGACTTTAAAAAAAAAACCGGAATTCACTCTGTGAACAAACTCAACCCAAGAAAGTTCAGAGGCGGAATCCGCCTCTAGCTATCACATAACGGCTATTATGTTATACAATTAAGGAAGAAGAAATCCGAGGTACGACCTCGGACTCTTCGGAGCAGATACAAATGCGCTGTACCGACCCCAGGACCGTGGGTTTTCTCGATGACGGGAAAACAATCGCATGGTCTCAAAAAACTTATAGCAAAGAATTTGCGACGTTTCAATTACCTTGTGGGCAATGTCTTGCCTGTAGGCTCGAATATGCCCGTCAATGGGCTGTTAGATGCATTCACGAGGCCGAAATGCACGAAAAAAACAGCTTTATAACCTTGACTTACGATGATGATCACGTCGGTGACCACAGACTTCATTACGAACACTTTCAAAATTTTATGAAACGACTCCGCGATCACATTGATCGAAATGAGCGAGGATACAAAACCCTCGAAGAAACCCAAATTGGGTTCTTCGTTACAGGAGAATATGGTGACAAAACGAAACGACCACATTGGCATGCTATTATCTTTAACTGGTCTCCAGCGGATGGAGTACCTAAATATATTACATCCCAGGGACATCAAACTTATTCGTCGAAGACTCTCGATGACCTTTGGTCTTACGGAATTACTGAATTCGGAAGTGTTACCATCGACTCAGCCGGTTACTGTGCGCGATATGCTGCAAAGAAATTATCTCATGGCCGCGATGGCACACATGATTTCGATCCTATCTCTAAGAAGTCGTCCAGACACGCCATTGGCAAAACTTATATACAAAAACACTTTCGTTCCATTTTTAACCTCGGCTTTCTCGTCCTGGAAGGCGAAAAGCTTGCGATACCCAGATACTATGAAAAATGGCTTAAAAAAAATGAACCCGCTCTTTGGCGGAATTATGTTACAAAAAAAAAGTTAGAAATAACTAACAAAGCAAAGGAGAAAAATGAAAACCAAACTGCGCAAGAAAATAAAATCAACTCTGAAAGACGAGCCTTTTCGGCACCCAGAGTTAGTCAGCAAGCTGCTCGCAAAAAAATCCTTGCAGCAAAATTCAAACAACTTAAAACCAGACTTGGATGAATGGCCTGAATATCGCCACGCCAATTCAATTGCTAAAGGAACTTTCACATGCAACTAGGAAATAGATTCTCACAACACAGCTTCGCCCAAATCCCAGATGTTAAAATGGCACGAAGTCAATTCGATCGCTCATTTACAATCAAAGATACTTTTGATTTTGATTATCTCGTCCCAATCTTTGTGGACGAAATTCTTCCAGGAGATACCTGTAACGTTACCGTGAACACCTTTGGCCGCCTTGCCACTCAAAAAGTTCCGATCATGGATAATATGTACATCGACTTTTTCTTTTTCTTTGTTCCAAATCGATTAGTTTGGGATAACTGGGAAAAATTCAACGGCGCCCAAACTGATCCCGGCGATAGCACCGACTTCATCATTCCAACCCAGACCTCAAGAGCAACTACCGGCGAAGTCGTAGGTAGTATTTGGGATAAAATGGGTCTTCCAATTCAAATCCCTGGCCTTGAAGTCAATACACTTCCCTTCCGCGCCTACAATCTTATTTGGAACGAGTGGTTCCGTGATCAGAACATGCAAAATTCTGTTGATGTCTTTAAAGACAATGGTCCAGATCTTCCGACAGAATATTCTTTACTTAAACGCGGAAGACGCCACGATTACTTCACTAGTGCCTTACCATGGCCTCAAAAAGGCACAGCCGTTGATATACCCCTGGGCACCCGAGCGCCCGTCCTAGGTATCGGTAAGACGAATGATCAATGGAATACTTCTGGCGGTATTGCCTTTCTTGAGTCAAATAACTCTACCCGGACTTATGCTGCGTGGCAGAATATTAATAACGTTCCTTCTAACAATCAAAACTTTGCCGTTGAAAGAGGTACCGATAATTATCCAAATATTTATACGGACCTTTCTGAGGCGACCGCCGCTACCATTAACCAATTACGGCAGGCTTTTTCAATTCAAAGCTTATTAGAACTCGATGCACGAGCAGGTACACGATATGTCGAAATCCTTGCTGCCCACTTTAATGTTACCAGTCCAGATTTTCGACTCCAGAGACCCGAGTATCTCGGCGGTGGCGAAACCAAGATTAATTCCCATCCTGTCGCCCAAACAGCTCCTACCAGCGGAAGCAACGCTCAGGCTCAACTTGCAGCTTTTGCAACAACTTCAACCGGAGGTCAAAACATTGGTTTCTCGAAATCTTTCGTTGAGCACGGCTATGTTATCGGACTTGCTTGCGCGAGAGCCGATATCACTTATCAGCAAGGCATCAATAAAATGTGGCTCCGCGAAAATCGATACGATTTCTTCTGGCCTAAGCTCCAAGAAATCGGCGAGCAAGCAATCTTAAATAAAGAGATTTATGCTCAAGGTACAGGGCACTCTGAAGACGACAACGTCTTTGGATATCAGGAGCGGTACGCTGAATATCGATACATGCCATCACTAATTAAAGGACAATTCAGGTCAACCTATGCACAATCTTTAGATTATTGGCATATGGCCGAAGAATTTGGCTCTCTACCCGCCTTAAATTCTACCTTTATCGTTCAAAACACTCCCATCGAGCGAGCGCTTGCCGTTACCGACGGACCCGATCTTCTCATGGATATGTATTTTACTTATAAGCATGCCCGACCAATGTTGACTTATTCTGTTCCTTCAACGATTGGACGTTTCTAATGGGAGGATTCTTCGGAGATATCGTTCGAGGCATTACTGGGAGCGATCTTAACGACCAGCAAATGATCAATGTTGGCCTATCTATGATCCCAGGTGTAGGAGGATACCTGGGTGGCCGCGAGGCTAACGCCGCAAATGCGCAACAAGCTTCAGATCAAATGGCTTTTCAAGAACGCATGTCTTCCACTGCTCATCAAAGAGAGGTGGAAGATTTAAAAAAAGCCGGATTAAATCCAATTCTTTCAGCAAATGCCGGAGCTTCAACTCCGGCAGGTTCCATGGCTACCATGGAGAACACTCTTAAATCTTTAGGCGATACCGGTAAAGGTATCGCTGAATTAATGAATTCTAAAAAAGATTTAGAGATTAAGGATGCTCAGAAAGAGTTAATTCAATCTCAAAAAAATAATACAGATATGGATACCACCGTTAAATCAAAGGGAGTTCCTGAAGCCGACATTAAGAATTCGGTTTATACATGGTTTAAAAAGAAACTCAAAGACGCTACCAAGTCTTCTGCTAAAGAACAGCCCTTTATTATTAAAGGTTACAATCCAAAAACAAAAAAATTTCAATTCGGAAAACCAACAAAACCAACAAAAATAATTCAATTCGGAAAACCGTAAGGAGCACAAATGAAAGTTATTGATACTTATATTGAGAACAACAAAGAATATACAAAATACGAAAATGGTCGACTTCGGATTCGCTCTCTTAACGAAGAGCCAACAAGAACTGATCAGACCCAGAAAGAGCAGTGTGATGTAAAAAATATTATGAAAAAATATGGTAATAAATTATCAAATGTTCCAGATCCTATTAAGGGACTGCAAGGTGATTTCTCTGAAATCCCTTCTTTCCAACAGATGCAAGATATTCTTAATCAAGCATCTACTAC